AAAGGGTTCATAAAAGGCTTTATCAGTTCCCGGACCTCTGTTGGCATATGCCGAGGTGAAAGCTTGACCGTAGAATTCCTTTGTGTAACTGAGTCTTTGCCCTGATTGGCTTTTGCCCTTTGCAAGGCTGAGCACCAGACAAGAATCGCCTGAACAAGATCAGACGGTGGATTCGCTGTTGAATATCCGGCTGAGCAGACGATCTTCAAAGCCCTATAACCCCGGTCAAATGTCAAAGTTGCGGTCTGGGGAAGAAGATAGATCCTTCCGTTCTGGGTGTCTAACTCATAGGAAGCAGCCGGTATCAGTGTATCAGAACCATAGACCAGATTTACATCTGAATGAATGGAAGCAACAGAAACCAGGGGCTTTATAGGAAGCTGTATAACCTGAGTATCAGAGTACAAAGGCCCGTTCAGATGAAGGGTATAGGTATTCTGATCCAAGGTCGGCTCTGTTCCTGAGTCGAAGACCGGAAAGCCTATATAGCGGGCAATAGAACAGGAAGTCCTGTCTATCATTCGCCCAAGTTCTGTATCAAGAGAACTGCCCGAAACCTCGGGCAAATACTCTTTTAGAAATGTTACAGATACCAAGGCCATTCATTTTCTCATCACGGCATAGCGCGTGCGTCATCAAATGTAAGAATTAGATTTCCGTCAATGGTTGCTGGACCGCTATTCAATACACAAGTCACTTTACAGCCTTGCGTTCTGCTGTAATCAGTCAAATTGGTATTCACCAAAGTAGCAGAATCCGCTATTCCACCTGTATAAGCCTTTAGTTGATTTGAATGGGAAGCTACAGCCGTAAGTCCATCATTTCCGAAAACAGTCACAGTGAAATAATCTGTTGGCTGAATTCCGAAATTGGAAGCCGTCACAAGCTGAGCTTTGATCAGGGTTGAATTTCTTGGGGTACAGAAATAAAGATCTGCTGCTGCTGTCAGGTTTATATTTTGATAATGAGCCATTTTTTTAGTCTCCTTCTTCAGATTACACTGAATCAAAGTTGTAATTGTAGACAACATTGGTAGCTGTGGCTGCATCGGTTGACTGCATTACAGCTCTCATTGTTGAAACCATTTCAATAGCTCCAGCAGAGATATTCTTATCAGTCTCAACCAAAATGCCTCGCCTGTTAAAAATTGAGTAGCTGTCACGATTGACAAGACAGAAGCCGGTCTGGGTTCCAACACCTGTGTAGAAGCCATTCAGATTAAGGTCAGCTCCCATGAATCGACTCATAATTACAGGGACATTCATGATGCTTCCCACCTGGCCTGTCAAGAGTGTAGCCTGAGCGCCAAATTGATCAATAGTCTGAAGCTGAGTAATTCCCATCAACTGCTTCACCATGAATTCAGGTGAGCATACTAAGATAAGATTTTGGACGGCCAATTCTCCGAGCCTTCCAAGTTCACCGATCAGCTCAGCAAGGGTGATCTGTGCTGGCGTTCCTGCTGTGTTAGAAGTTCCCCGAATTACTGACTCCCTACGAAAGCCATTGAACAAACGTCTGTGAGAAGAAGCGCCGCCAAGGCCCCCTCCTCCCCATCGGCCACGAATATTCCATGTAGCCAGAGCATCCTGATGCACAGCGCTTGTATCGCCATTAATCATACAGTCCTCAAAGCCAGCTTCCAGGTCTTCAGCGATCTGTTTTCCAAGCGTGCTCATAAGATTGATAGCGGTATCTTCGACCGCTGAGTCATCCAAAATGTACCGAACAGCTAGCCCGCGAATTGTCACAGAAGTTTGCGCTGTTGAGACTGTTGAGGCTGTATAATCGGCCGGAGAATCAGAACTTACAGCCCCTTTTCGGTAGGGCCGGCCGCCCCGAACAAGGCGGGGAAGAAGGATAGTTGCCCGATCTACTTCAACCTCAGGGAACAAGGCCCTGAGAGCTCGGGGAACTTTGAAAGTTTCAGTCAGCTCAGGAACCCATTGATCAGGAATCCACTCACCACCGTCCCCGGCGTTATCCCAATATGCTTTTTCAATAGCCGGCTTTATATAAGAGGGGGCCCGATCCAGGTGCTTATACAGCTCAAGATCGGTCTTGGGTGTATGTGGGGAAGCCATGATCATACGAGCAAAAGCGCGTTTTCGGGCTATAGCTTGCAAATCCTGGTGCCAGTCATTAGCAGGAACTGAGTCAAGCAGACCTTCCTGGGTACTGGTGACAGAACCGGATCCAGGTATCTTGAACTGCTTGGATTCAGTAGTCCACTGAAGAGAACCATCAGAGCGGACAAAAGTTTTCAGCCGGCTGTCTCCACCGAAGGCGGGAACCGGAGTAGTCTGAACGGATTCTGTCAGAAGCCGGTGAGCCTTCATCATTCCATCAACTTTTTTATCCAGGTTCTTCAGCCGAGTATCTGAATTGCGCTGCTCGCTGACGATACCGTCAATTACTCGCTTAGCTTCTTCAACCATTGCACGATCTGTTTTTGTTTCACTCATTGTTCTTTCCCCATTTTTAGGAGGTAGGTTAAAATGTCTCTTTCAGAAGGGAGGAGGCTTTTTACCTTCTCCTCCTCTTCTTCTTCAGGTTCTTTCCAGGCTTCTTCTTCGGTCTGTTCTTCTGCTTCCTGTCCGGCTTCTTCTGCCTGTTCGGCTTCTTCTTCGTCCTTGGCTTTCATATAGGTGACGATATAGCGGTCTTCCAGTTCTTCAACGTCTGTGATATGACGGAAAATCGACAGCTCATGAACCCTCTTTTTGATTCTGAGGTCTATTATATCCCTGATGATTTCAAGATCAGGAAGTCCGAAAGGAGCAAATGATTTTGCCGCTTGTGTGCTTTCACGGTTAGCCGGAATTGTCACAAGGGAGACTTCCAAAAGCTCAGCGCTTTCATAGAAGTTACCCTTTTCACCGGATGCGAAGTGTTCAGATGGAAGATCGGCACGGCTGATCATGGTTCCAGGATTGAAGCCAACAGAAACTGCGTTTAAGAATCCCGCTGATGCTTTCCTGGCTACCTCAGCCGCTTTCGGATCATCCATATCGAAAGTTATGTCTATCAGAAGCTGGTCCTCAACAATCTCAACATCACCTTTGCCGATCGGCAATTCTTGGCTGTTGTGATTAAGGAGGACAATTGGATTTTGGCGGTATCCGTCAAGATTCCAGTTTTGACTAACTATGTCACCATAGCGGTCTTCTGATGAGGTTGAAGCAACATAAGACAATACCATATCCCCCGTCTGGGGGTCTTTGGTGGTTATCTTTTCCACATTCAGGTTCTTTTTTATCATGAAGTAGACTACATTTTTCGGTCTGATTTGTCAAATATCAAAATAGTTATATTTATATAAATATTTATATGACTATATGATTATATCAATAACTGTGCACCGGCAATTGCAATCCATATCAGCGGTCCCAAATTCACCTGGTCCCATAGCTTGAAGATCTGTTTCAGGAACAGTGAACATTTCAGAAGGGTAGACGGTCTGTCCTTCCAGTTCCTGGTGTTCTTCTCTCACCCTATCGTCATTTTCTGTAACCCATTGTTTCATCACAGAAATCCCTTCCTGAGCTGCTACCTGGTAGGCTTGGACTGTGGCTGCATTTATGCTTCTTGTTGCCTCTGTCCTGGCTATCAGAGTTGCCCTGGATTTGTCGAAAGCTTTGGCCTTCAGAAGGTTATCCGCTATTTCTTCGGTCGGGCTTCCTGTCAGAAGACCTGTTTCAACTACCTTCTGAACATGCTTGGTGCTTGTACTGATAACCTCTGAAGCCATCCTGCTTATCTGAAATCCGGCTATAGCATCACCTGAGAAGGCAACTCCCTCCTGATCTCTTCCTGCTTTTGTGAATACCTTGGACAACTCATGAGCACCGATCATAGAAAATCCTTTCATCCAGACCGATCCTATTTCCGCCTGGATTCGCTGCTTCTCCTCATCAGCATCATATAGTTCTGACCAGTCTGTTACAGCCCTGATTACTGAACCATTGACAAGGGACTTTGAAGTCATCACCCTTCTAAGCCGGGAAGCATATCTTTTGGCCGCTCCCCTCAGATAGGCTCGTGATGCTCTGTACAGCCTTTTTTCCTGTGGAGTATAGGCCCGTTCAATCCATTCATCCCATATCTTTTTTTTTTCGTTTTCCGGGCTTCCTAAGCTTCTGGATAGAACAACAGCCAAAGATCTTGTATCTGTCTCTGTTGTCTCCTCTTCCTGATCAGCAAAGAATGGTACGTCCCCCATTTCATAAGAATAAGCATCAGCGACAGATATTCCATTCGCTATATGTTGCTGAACCCGCAAAAGCTGTGCATCTCTGACAGACTGAAGAGGCTCTATTGAGCTGAAGTCATGGCTGATTGAATAGTCTGGATTCCATAGCCTGGCTATCTTTGTGTAAAGATGGTCAAGCCTGATAGCTGCTTTTTGCTGGTTGCTCCAATAGCCGATCGCCTGATTTCTGCTGGTCGCATAATTAGCGTCGGGAATTCCTAGCACGGTCGGCGGGACTCCACATACGGCAGAAATTGATTCCCTTGCCATTCTTCGGGCTGCTTCGAATTCCATTTCTCGGGGGGTTAATTTGAGTTCTTCAACAGCTACCTGGCCTGACAAAACAAGTGCTCCCCCTTCTGAAGCCAGGCCCCGATACTGATCGAGGATTTCCCTTCTCCTTTCCAGACCCCATACATCAGCAGGATCAACAGGATGGATAAGGATATCAGGTCTTCCCCTTGCTGAGCTTTGAGAGGCAAGCTTTTGAGCATTAATATCTGCGTTGATTTCTCTGGTCAGTGGTTCGATTACCCCACATCCATATAATGACTGCGGACCCTTGGCATAGGTTGTGTTTCTTCCATGAAGAACCCGATCGGTCGGATAAATCACAACCTTTCCATTTGACTCATGACGATAGCCTGTAATCCCTGATCGCTCGTCTGTTACTATTTCAACTTCAGCAGGATGAAGGCGGATAATGGAATCAGGCTTCGCTGACAGGCCGAGCAAAAGAATATAGCAGTTCCCTGAAAGCATCAGATCTGTCCTCAGAGTTTCCCGGAACAGGAAGCCATCCGACCAGGTTGACGGATTTTCAAACAGGTCAAGGACCGGACTGTCTTCTATGAGCTTCGCCTTTTTGCCTTTGCCTGACTTCAGTATCAGAGGCAGAGCAGCCAGATCAGCCGCAGATCTTGACACAGCAGCATGTGTGTAACCATGACCGCCGAGCGCTGACAGTGACTTAGCGGGCGATATTCCAGCCGGTGGTGTGCCGTATGGATTAACCCAATTGGATCCATGGTTGGGAGCGACCGGCTTGTCTTCTACTTTACCGTATCCTTTGAATATTCCAGAAAGGAATCTGGTTAGCCAGTATGATTGCTTGGCTGGAAGATCAGACATATTGAGACCTCTTTTGATATTTGATATTCATATTACTATATCAGTTTTCAGACTGTATCTTTTTCGATGCTGAGCGGGCAAGCTCCTTTAACCTGGCTTCTGAAGCCAGGTCTTTCATCATCTGGATCTGACTCTCCTGTGAGACGGCCACAGACTCGATTCGGCTCTTCATATTGTCCAGTTCTTTCAGGACCTCTTTCATCTGAGCAGCCAGGTTAGACCGGAGCTGTGTTCTTTCGTCGACAAAAGCTTCCCTTTCAGAATCATACTTTTCCACAACAGCCATCCAACGGTCCCTGATCGCCTGTTCTTCTTCCTTTGCTGAGGACCGCAGCTTCTCAATCTGTTCCTGAAACCGGACTATCAGAAGGTCATTTCTCTTAGTGTTCTGAACATGTAGCCAGAACAGGACGCCACATGTTATCCCCAAAGTTCCATAATCAATCAGGACTGAAAAGATAGACTCTTCCATATATCCGCTCCGGTGTTTTCTTCAGTATATCACTGATGATGAAGAAGATAACGGTTGAGGAAGACGATCATATATCTCAGGCAGTCCATACCATGATCATTTTTTTTGACTGGCTTGTCTCCGGCTGATTTATCCCAACGATACAGCCGGAATTCTCTGATCAGACCTTTACAGGAGTCATGAATCAGAAGGTGAGGCTTTCCCTCAGCATCAGGACAGAGCCGCTCTTTCACAGCATTTATCCCCTCGCTGACTCTTTTGATAGCTGGTTTTGTCGGGATATTGCAATTCCTGGCTAACAATAGCCTCCCATCTTTCGACTCTGGATCAGCTACTGAGAAGACAACAGAAGGATCATTCCTGCTTTTGAAGTTGATGATAGCCCCATTTTCAAGGGTCGTCTTTTCAGTTGCGAAATGTTCCCGGTATACATGAAGAGTATTATCTGATTCATCTAAAGCAAACCACAGACAGCAAAAAGGATTTTTAACGCCAAAGTCAATAGACCGGAACCTGGGCCAGTCTTCAGGGATGGGCCTGGACTCTGTTACATGAAGTGGTCTGCTGAATTCGTTATAGACCAGGCCGGACTGATTTGTAAATTCACCGAACAGCCTCGATCGCCTGCTTTCATCAGAAAGGTGGCGGGTTGCCCGGTGAAGCTTTACCGAAGACACCCATGGATTATCAAGACCTGAAATAGCATAATGACTAAAGCCTTCCTGCAGCTCATGAATGAAGCGGTCATAAACCCAGGTCATACCTTTCAATGGGGTCATAGTCAGGACTATTCTTCCTTTGCCTGAGTCTATAGTCCGAAGCATACACTCTATAAATATGTCTTCCTGATGCTCTTCATCCATCCAGACCAGTTCCACCGAAGCGCCCTGATATTTCTCTCTTCCTGAATCAGCAGACATTGAAACAATTCTGCCTCCATTCGGAAGGATCACAGATGCTCTGTTCTGAGCTTTCCACATGACAAACTTAGAGCCGGCCGGACAAAATTGAGCTATCTTCGGCCTGATATACTCAAGAGCATCGGCATAACTAAGGGCTGAAGCCCAGACTGTTGACGGCTTATCAGGAACAATATCTTCAGATAGATTGTTGGATCTTAGCCATTCTCTAACCCACCACTCACCGGATCCGGCTGCTGATGCTACAGCCAACATAGCACCGATCTCTGTTTTGCCTGCTCTGTTTCCACCGCTGATTAAACTGGCTTCTCTTCCGAGGTTCAAAAGTGCATTGGCTTGACATGTCCTTTGCTCTGTTATTTCACAACTTGGACAGGTGAAAAGGTTACCGCCAACTCGGACCATGACTTTTCCGCAGCCGATCGGCCTGTCTGATTCTTTTCCTCTTCCATCCCATCGGTGACAATAGGGAA